TCGCTCGTAGTGCAGAGATGGACCTCCCGCCTAGTCAGCGAGCGCAGCCACGCGCTGAAGGACTCACAACACCCGCTATCGACGATTCTATAGCGTCTCACATGAGGCACAATTCGCCAGAAACCCGGCCTAATTACCCTCGCCTTCCAGAAGGTGACAATCGCCCGTATCCAAAGGGTGACCGAGTTCGCCCGCTGATTGACAGGCAAGAAGAAATCGCGGAGGCATACGCCGCGCAGCTTTTAGGCGAGAGGGGCCAGCCAACGCAGTTTTTCTACCACACTGACCCTATTTACCGTGCGGCCATTGATTCCGGTTTGACTCCATCGGAAGCCCGCGCGTGGCTAGATGAGTTTTCCGCCGCTTATGCGGCGACATCGCCACGCACTATGACAGAGCAAAATCTTCGAAATGCCACCTTGGCAATGGCAAAAAGGGAAGCGGATATTCCATTGACGGAAGTTCTTGGACCCGGCTCTGGCGGCATTAACGAGCATGGCTACCCGATGATGATCGGTGAAGGCGGTATTCACAAACAACTTCTGGATGACGCTTACGGCGATGGCATTAATATGGCAACGAACCCAAAGCCCAATAATTTTGCTCGCAATCTAGCGGGGGATTTGGGTGGAGTTACGGTAGATACGCACGTCATTCGCGGGGTTCTTGGGACATTAAACGACATTACACCGGGCGCAATTCCGATCAATTTTATCAGGCCTGCATGGCGCGAGGCGTATCTGGCAGACCCGACTAAAATAAACCCAGCGACGTGGATTGATGACGGGCTTGCGTCGTCAATGGTCAATGGTTCTCCTATGCAGGTCGAATATGGGCCATTTGCTGACGTGGTAGAAAGAGCGGCAGAAATCGCGGGAGTTTCGCCCGCAGAAGCTCAAAGTATGGGTTGGTTTGGCCTTGGCGATAGAACGGGCCTAGCGTCCGAGCGTAAGACGGTGGCAAATCTTCTCAATGAAAGGCTTGACGTGACCGCCCAACTTCTGAATGTCACGCCGCAAGAGGTCGCTAGGCTTTTGTTTAATAAGAAAATACCGCTACTGTCATTTTTGGCGGGGTCCGCTGCTGCTGGCGCTAGTCTTATTGGCGGAACTAACGAAGCAGAGGCAAGCCAATAATGGCTAATCCGGGGGTCACATTTGAGCAGTGGCAAGAGGCTGAAACGGCTCTCGCGGTTTGTGACGGAATTAAGCTCGACGCGGCTAAATCGCTGTCGCTGCCCGGCGCAACTTTTCGCAACCGCCTAATCAACGGCAGGGCGCGGTTTGCAGGGCGCGCCGGGGCGGACGGCAGCGCGCCTGACGGTTACATTGTAAAGGGTCGCTCGACGCTGTATGGCCCCGATGGGGATGTCAAAGCCGAATGGGTGAAGACGACAGCAGACCGAGAGCGCTTGCTTGAGATTGCCATGGAGGCTGTGCAAGAGGCTGCGCGAGCGTTGCCGCGACTAAAGGCGCGCCCGAAGTTAGACAAAGCTTACAACGAAAAGCTGATGACGGTGATTCCGTGGGGAGACCCACATTTTGGCATGTACGCTTGGGCAGACGAGGCCGGAGACGACTTTGATTCTGACATTGCAAAACGCGACTTGTGCGCGGCAGTGGACTATCTAGTAAGCCAAAGCCCAGCGTCGAAGGAATGCGTTATAGCCTCTTTGGGGGATTTCTTCCACGCCGACAACCACGCCGCAGTGACACCGGGTCATGGGCACTCGCTGGACGTTGATACGCGCCTGCAAAGGGTAATGCGGATAGGTGTGTCAGCCGTCAGGCAATGTATAGAGACCGCGCTTAAACGTCACGAAACGGTCCACTTTGTGCCTGTTGTTGGGAACCACGATCCCGTGCTGGGTATGGCGATGGGCGTTCTACTGGCTAATGTGTATGAAGATGAGCCGCGTGTTATAATTCACGACGCCCCCACCATGCGGCACTACATTCGCCACGGAAAGGTGCTTCTAGGGTTTGTGCATGGCGACAAAACTAAGGACGCTAGTCTGCCGGGGATCATGGCTGCCGAAAAGCCCGAAGAGTGGGGCAGAACAACGCATCGTTATTTCTTTCGGGGACACCACCACCATGACAACAGGGCCGAATTTAACGGGGCCATTGTGGAGCAGGTAAGAACGTTGGCAGCTAACGATGCTTACAGCACGTCTCGCGGATTTCTTTCCGGGAGGGACATGAAACTCATTGTAATGCACGCGGATTACGGTGAAGTTGGGCGCACAACGTGTAGCGTGGATATGCTGAGAAAATGAGCGGTCTTTTTATATATGCGCCCCTTGGGGGGTTTATTGTTTTCATGGCGCAAGGCTGGCACATTTCACCGGGTCCAAATAACGAGCCAGCGTTTGTTGGCACGCATCACGGGCGGCACGCGGTTCTAATGATGAGGGAAGCAGATGGGGCGTGAAGATATTCTTTTGTCAGCAATCAACCTGACAGGTGGGGACCGGCAAACCGAATATGGGGAGTGGGCCGACAATGCAGCAGACATTGCCGCTATGTGGGGCGTCATTCTTGGGAAAAAAGTTGAGCCTCGTCAGGTGGGGCTGATGATGGCGGCACTAAAAATGGTTAGGTTGAAACACGGCCCGCACGAAGACTCGTGGATTGATCTTGCTGGTTATGCCGCGCTTGGAGGCGAAAATGATAAAGCCTGACGACAGTGATTTGAACAAAATGCTGCGGCGCGATGAAGGCGTGAAGGCGCACCCCTACACCGACAGCGTTGGCATCCTCACCATAGGTGTGGGTCGGAATCTGGAGGACGTGGGCCTGCGGCAAGACGAGATCGACTATCTTCTGACCAACGACATTCGTGTGGCTATGCTTGACTGCAAGCGGCTGTGCGAAGATTTTGATGCGCTGTCAGACAACCGCCAGAGGGCTCTCATTAATATGGCCTTTAACCTCGGCAGGTCACGTCTCGCCGGCTTCAAAAATATGTGGGCGGCGATTGAGCGCGGTGACTTCGCTGAAGCGGCCTCTCAAGCGCTGGACTCTAAGTGGGCGCGGCAGGTCGGCAGCCGCGCGAATCGAATTGCCGACCTCATTAAGAAAGGATGAGTGTAATGGACAAACTCATGCGTCAGATCAGGAAATGGTGGCCGGAAACGCGAAAGTTTCAGGTCTTAATCGTGGTTGGCACTCTGCTGCTAATTTTCATCGCAGCTGATTTAATTACTCGATAGGAGAGACAGATGCCCAAGTCAAATTACCCTAAGTCATCAAAAGGCACGACGAAAAAACGGCCAGCGGGAAAGCGGGTTGCATCAAAGCCGTCCAAGACTCCCTCGCGGCGGGGCTACTAACGTGGCTAAGAGTGCGACCAAAACTGTCAGCCTGCCGCCTGCGACGGGAGGGTGGGACACGCAAAATGCGTTGGCTGACATGCCCGCAAGCCACGCCCCGATTCTCGATAACTGGTTTCCCGACACTGACGTGTGCAAAGTCAGGAAGGGCTTCACCAGTCACGCTACCGGCATGACCGGCGACGTTTCGTCGCTCATTGAGTATGTGTCGCCCACTGGCGCGGCCAAACTCTTCGCTGGAAATGGGACTTCTATATTTGACGTGACTACCGGCGGCGCAGTCGGGGCGGCGGCTGTAAGCGGTCTGACCAATGCCAAATTCCAAAGCACCCAGATCAGCACGTCAGGCGGTCATTTCGCCCTTGTCGTCAATGGCGAGGATACGCCACGCACTTTTAACGGCAGTGCATGGGCAAGCGCCAGCATTTCCGGGCCAACAGCGGCAAACCTTATCTGGTGCAACAATCATCAGAGACGCCTGTGGTTTGGCGAAAAGGACTCGTTGTCAGCATGGTATCTGGCAGTCAATTCGATTTCTGGCACTGCCACCGAATTTCCGTTAGGCGCTGTCGCTAAGCGCGGCGGCTATCTGATGGCAATGGGAACGTGGTCGAGAGATAGCGGAGCTGGTGCCGACGATGTGGCTGTCTTTCTGACCAGTGAAGGTGAGGCCATTGTCTACGCGGGCACTGATCCCGCCTCAGCGGCAACTTGGGCCTTGGTGGGCGTCTTTCACATAGGCCGTCCCATAGGCCGCCGTTGTATGCTGAAAAACGGCGCTGATCTGGTCATGGTGACCAACGACGGCTTCGTGAACGCATCCTCAATCCTGTATGCCGACCGATCTCAGGCAGAGGCTGTGGCGATCTCTAGCCTAATCAACAAGACCGTGACCGATGCGGCCCGCGACGGCTCGACGTTGTACGGCTGGCAGCCGATTGTGTACC